TAAATCATTACTATCTTTATATTTATATATTCCCTCGTTCTTATCGTATATATAAAACATATTTCCCTTTACATAACAGTCATTATTATTAAGTATGTATTTAACTAATGAACCATTCACTACCTTTCCAGTGCTACTACAATAAGGTTTCTTAACATATGAAATAGCTTGTCTAGTTTTTTGCATTACAGTATTTTCATCAAATGGTGGATTAATATAACATTGATTATACATTTTAGCTAATTCAAATAAATTTTTCTCATTTTTAAAGAATTTATAATCAATCATGCTACATAGATATTTAAATAAAGCTGCATCTCTTTCACCTTCATTCTTTACAGTATAATGATTATTAGATGCTGACTTTATAGTTTTTATCTTAGTATTTTTAGCTACTGGCTTTACTTTTCCAAAGTACTTAAGAAGCTCATTAAATAATTTATCTGGCATTTCTTGAATTTCTACATCTTTATAAACTGTATAAGTTTTATATGTTCCGTCTTTCATCTTTCTAATACTTCCAGGTGCTACAATAAGCCCTCCAGATGTTTTTAAATCTATTGATAGCTTATTGTTACTATCACTTTTTAGGCCTTCTTTCCAGTTGAAATATAAATGCAATCCACCATTAGGAGTTTTAACTGTAAAAGTATTAAATGCTTTTTCCTTATCTTCTTCAGATAAATTTAAGCTATCAACTAATTTTTTATAGTTTACAACTCCGTCAACTTCTCCAGTGCCATGATTCCTGTCGAGATCTAAAACCATAACTCCACTTTTTTCACCAGTTAATAATGAAGCTCCTGTTATTTTTCCTTTTTTAGCTTCGTTATTTTTATTTTTATAGTCGAAATATTCGCCTTGTTGCTCTAATTTTTCTATAGTGTCTATGTGGTTTATCTCAGATTTCCAGGGAACACTTGGAAAGTTAGTATTATTAAATATAGGTACTACTGGAAGTAGTTTTCTGTCTTTAACTGTATTGAATATATTTAACAAAGTAATCCACCTACCTTAAAATTTACTCCCTATGTTCATTTCTAACCAAGCATCTACCTTATCAACTAATATATTTATTTTTCTTCCTGTTTTTATCATTGGAAAATCTTTAGCATTAACTAATTGATATGCGTAATTCATTCCAAAGCCATACATTTCTGCAAATTCCTTTACTGTTATTATTTTTTTATCCATAATATTCCCCTCCGTTCCTATTCATTTTCATCAAATAATAACTCTGTTACTGGTATATCTAACACTTTAGAAATTTTTTTTATTGTATCTATTCTAAGATTTATTTTCCCATTTTCTGCTTTACTAACTGTTGCTGGTGATATACCTGCCAATTTAGCTAATTCTTTTTGACTTAAACTTTTTTTAATTCTAGCTATTTTTAAATTTAAACCCATAATTACACCCCTTTCATATCTAATCGGATATTTTTTAACTTTACACTTTTTATTTTAGTATCTTTTTGGATATATTTCAATATTTTTTTGGATATTTTTTTAATTTAAGTATATTTTTATTTCCATTTGGATATTTTCCATATATAATTAAATTATAAAGAGGTGATAATTTTGAATAGTAAAAAAATAGGCGAAGCTATTAAATTAGCGAGAAAAAAAAATAAATTAAGTCAAAAAGAATTAAGTGAATTATGTGACATACCTGTTATTAGCATTGGGAGATATGAAAGAGGAGAACGAACTCCAAGTATAAGCACAATAATAACCATTGGTGAAGCTTTAGGAGTTGATGCTACTAACTTATTATATGATGATGAAGAAAAGGAACAAATAAAAAAGATATCTAAAAAGTATTCTACTATATTTAAAAATTTTGTGAATGATATTAACCCAATAATATTAAGTGATGATAAATTTTTATGTGAAAATGAAAAATCTAAACATCTAGAAAAAGACCAAATAGAATTTTATTATAAAAATACTCTAAAACCATATAAAAACATAATAGAAAATACTCAAAATCTTCCTGATGAAGCTATTAAAGAGTTAGAGGAATTTACTAAATATATAAAATATAAATACTCAAATAAAGAAGGTGAGTAATTATGGGTAAACGTGCCAATGGTGAAGGTACTATATTGCCTTATAAAGTAAAAGGCGTACAGAAAGGCTGGAGAGCTTCAATACAAATAGGTTTTAAAAATAATGGCTCTCCAGATAGAAAGCAATTCTACGGAAAGACACAAAAGGAAGTAAAAGAAAAGCTAGAAGAATACAAACGTAATATGCTGATAGGTAATACGCTAAATAAAGATAAAATAACTTTAGAAGATTGGTTTTATAATTGGCTATTTGACTATAAAAAATCTGAATTAAAAGCTACTAGCTTCACTCGATATTATAATCTTTATAAAAACTATATAAAAAATACTAGCCTTGGAAAAATAAAGTTACAAGATCTTAAAGCTGCTCACTTACAAAAGTATTATAAAAATCTCCTTAATGAAGGAGTAAGTCCAGGTACTATTAACCAACTTAATGGTAAACTTAAAACTTGTCTAGGAGAAGCTGAAAGACAAGAATATATACTAAAAAACTATGCTAAAATTGTAACATTACCTAAAATACAAGAAAATAAAGAAGTTTCTGTATTAACTAAAGAACAACAGGAAAAACTATTAGAAGCAATTAAAGGCCATGATTTAGAAATGCTTTATATAATAGCTCTTAGTACAGGAATAAGAAAAGGCGAAATAAGAGGTTTAAAATGGAGTGATGTTGATTTTACAAAAGGAGAAATAACTGTAAATAGAACTATTAGTAATATAGCAATATATGAAAATGGAGAAATTGTAGGTTGGCAACTTGTTGAACAGTCCCCTAAAACTAAAAATTCTATCAGGAGTATTCCTCTTCCTAAAAATGTTTTAACAAAATTAAAATCATATAAAAAAGAACAAAATAAACATATTTTATATATGGGAGAAGCTTATAATAACCATGACTATGTATTTCCGAATTTTGACGGGAATTTAATAGATGAAAAAACTCCTGGAAGAAGGTTAAACACTATATTAAAACATATTGATATTCCACCAATAAGATTTCACGCACTTAGACATACATATGCAACACGTTTATTTGAGGCTAGAGTGCCACCAAAAACAGTACAACATTTAATGGGACATTCTGATATTACAACAACAATGAATATTTATACTCATGTTATGGAAAATGAAAAATTAGAAGCAGTTGATAAAATTAATAATATATTTGTTTAAGCTCATTTTTATTGAGCTTCTTTTTTTGTCTATTTTTATTTAGGGATAGTTTAGGGATACTTTAGGGATATCTTAGGGAGTTTTTTAGGGATAGTAAAATAGCTTAATTTCAATACTTAGGGATAGTAGGGATAGTTTTTATAACTTTTTTTAAAATTTTAAAACAGGTTTTTAAAAAAATATATATTAAGGTACTTATGATGTAAGCACATAGAATATTAAAAAGTAGGATTTTCGTGATAAAAAAGGTATGTTTTATACTAGTTGTGTTGTTGATGTGTTGTTTTTAAAAAAAATAAAAAGAGTTACCAGATTATAAATCCAGCAACTCCAATATATTTACCAGCGTATTAACTATTATATGGTTTAAACTTTCTAAGTCTATAAATAGAATTTTATAGTTTTTTATTCATTCTTTTAAAGCCTGGTATTGCCTCTGTTTAAGTAATTAAATTTTTATTTAATATTATTATTTACTATGTATTTTTATTTCCATTGTGTTATTAATGTGTTATTTGTGTTAACCATATTATAAAGATTTAAAATATATCTTAAATTAGAGGGATATCTATATAGCTTTTTTCTAGAAATAAAAAAATAAAAATAAGTTTATAGCAAAAACTATCCCTACTATCCCTATCCGTTGGTATTACTGGTTTTAGCCATCCCTAAAACCCTCCCTATAAACTATCCCTAACCCTCCCTAAAGTGTCCCCAAATTATACATAATTCTGCATAATATATTTTTATTAAAATTATTCTGTAATATCTTATTGCATAAATAAAATTCATTCTATACTATTTATTGCGTAAGGAGGTGATTAATATGTATAAAAATGAAAGATGTATTATATTTGATGAATCTGGAAATTTAGGATCCTCTGGTAGATATTTTGTCATAGCTTGTATAGATACTAAGGAGGCCAAATCTTTACATAATATAATGAAAAGGAAGTTAGGATTAGCTAAAAATAAGTTCCCTCAACTGAATATACATGCTAATGAGATAAAAGCCAAAGATGCATATCCTTGTGTTAAATACCATATTTTAGAAAGTATAATAAAGAAAAATTTAAGTATATCTTATATAGTTATAGACTTAAATCATGTGGAAGAAAATTTATTAAAAGATAAAAATATTTTATATAATTATATTATGAAACTACTAATTGCAAAATTAATTACTAAAGAAGATACTGGGACTAAAATAAATGTAATTTATGATAAAAAAACTACAAAAGTTTCATCAATTAATTCACTTAAAGAGTATATAACGATTTATTTAAATTACGAATGTAGATATAACCTCAATTTAAAAATTATAGATCTTGATTCTGATGCTGGTAATGCTTATATAGTACAGGCTGCAGATTATGTAGCAAACGCTTTATATACATATTATGAATATAATAATAGTTTATATACTAATTTAATTACGCCTAAATTAAATATTATCGAATTATTTCCAAGAAAAAGTTTTAGTAAATAATTATTGATTTTTAATACTAAATATGGTATCATTTCCGTATAAGATGAATATAATATTATTAGACATGTAAACCCATATTAGTGTGTGATTTTTTTTAACATAAGCTGTCTGTGTGGTAGCCGCTAATATGGTTGTGTCTATTTTGATTAATGATATTAATTTAAAGAGCTTCAGTAGTATAAGCTCTTTTTTATTTTGTCTTTTTCAAGTGTTCTATCCCATTTTCATAATATATATCTCTATCCTAGTTTATCTTTTTCAGAAGAATAAATATCCTTTCTTAAATGAAAAAAGAGCCTAATGTTAATTAGACCCTTTCAACCCTTTAAATATAATATTTTTACAAGTATTATTAATACATCTTTATATTACTATAATATGAGAAATATCTTTTATATCTAAAGTTATTGTTTCATTATTATAAGCCTGGAACTCAATTTTCCCATTTGGATTTTGACTTATTTGTCCATTTAAAAGTTCAGAAGCTCTAGCCTTATCAACATTAATATTGATTTGTACATTTAACACACTTTCATCTTTCATAACTATATTTAATCTATGTAACATATAATTCACCCCTTTCTATCCTAAATAGTACAAAAACAGGTAGAATTATGCAACAAAATTACATAGCTTCTTTATAGTCTAATTTAATGTTAGGTTTTGTTAAGTTGCTAAATCACATTTGATAGTTTAAATAATACTCTATCTCTAAGATATCTACATCTTTTACCACTGGTTAGCATCTCTTTACCTATAGCTAACCAACTTAATGGCTTCATTCTATCTGAGAAATATCTAAGCTCAACCAGCTGCAATTCTTCATTATCTAATAAAGCAAGTGCATTTTCTATTTTTCTGATTTCTCTTTCTTTTTCAGTGATCTTAGACTGCAGTCTTTCTTTTCTTTTTTCTTTTCTGATTAATTCATTTTCTACTGAACTGTAAAGGCTATTTGTCTTTGATGTTATACCAGAGTATGATTTTCCCCTACAACCTTCATAATTCTTATTTAAATATTCTAAATCTATCTTGTAAGAATTAAGTTCTACTTTCATAGATTTAAAATTATATAGTTTCCCTTCAACATAAGAATACATATCTTGCATTTAATCTCCCCCTGATATTTTTAAATTATCGCAATACTACATTCTTTTAATAATTAAATTTCTATAATATCATCAATTATAACTACTGGATCATAATTACCATATTCAATTACTAAAATTCTTTCAAATATTTCTTTTTTAGTTTCTTCCTTTAGTTTGCTATAATTTAATAAATTGTCTTTGTAATTGGCTTGTATATCGTCTCTAGTGTCTTGAGAATATCCTTTGAACAACTCATAAATTTCTACATCTGTAAATTCTATTTTAACATTAGAAGAGTTTTTCTTCTTCTGTAAGGCCAATAATTCTTTTTTTAATTTCAATAAATTAGTTCTCAAATTATTTTCTCTCCTCTTGTATTTCTTCTATCATCTCTTTTAGTTCTTGTATTTGTTTTTCTTGCTCGTCCACTCTTATAGAAGTAAGTATCGCATTTGTTATATATACTATACTGTTTGCTTTTTTTTGGTCTATCTTGTCATTAGCGACTAAATTAACCAGTGTACTTAATGTTTTTCTAACTTCCTTTGCTGAACTTGTTTTAAACTTATAACTCATGGTATACCCTCCCTTCTATATCGGTTTTATTTCAATGCTTTAAGCTTATTTGTATTTATATTAAAAGCCGTCAGTCATGCCCTTAAAAGCCAACTGACGGCCTCGTTTTTTTATCTTAATCTTGTAAAGTTAAAATCAAATTTTGGATGTTCTTCCTGTTGTTGTCCAGCTTGTGCTTGTTCTTTCTCTTTAAATTTTCTTTCTCTTTCTTCAAGAGCTTTTTCCCTTTCAGCTAAATTTTTTTCTCTTAATTCACTATATCTATTAAAATAATTTGTCATAATATCACTCCTTTTTATAATTTATTTAAAAAATATCATCTAATCTCTTGGATAAAAGAGAATTGGATAAAATACATTAGCTTCTGCCATTACTTCATATATATATGGTATATATCTATCTATATTGCTATCAGTTTCAAGTATTAATTTATTACTAAGTGCTCCGTTAATTGATTTTTTAATCGTATTATGTAAAGTTCTCTTATCTTCTACTGAAAGATGTATATCTTTTAATCCAGTTAGTAATTCGGTAATATCATCAGCTATTACTTTGGTATCTTCTCCAACTTCTTCAGCTATAGCTATAGCTTCTTGCAATTTCTTATCAAATTTTTTAACTTTAGCATCTAATCCGAAAGCTTTTAAATATTCCTCTGCTTCTTCTTTTACTGTCTCTGGATCATAATCTATGTAATAATTTTTATTTAACAGTGTAACATCTGCATCTAATTCTTTTTTAGTATCTTCTAATCCATTTAATAACTCTACGGCTTGCTTATATTCAGCTTCTTTATCTTTATCAAGTGTTAAGAAATACTCCTTTTTTAACTGCTTTACAAGTTGACTTTGTTCTTCAACTTTAGTATTAATAGTGCTTAATTCAGCTTCTTTTTCTGCTTTTACAGCATCTCTTTTACTTAGAAGTTCTTCTCTTCTTTGTAAATATTTTAATATGTCTTTATTATCTTGCATCTTTTTAATACCTCCTTTTATTTCTAACTATATTATATCATATTTAATACCATATTATCTAGTTTTTAACACTATTTATTGTAGTTTTATGTTATAATATAAGTATGCAAATAGAAATTTAACTCTATTTGTAAATATCAATAATATTAATTGTTTTATTCATTAAATTAAAATGTGTGCATCTTTTTGTTATTTTTTCTGTTTATTTTGTAATTTTTAAAATCTTTTTACTTCTTAATAATATTAATTAAAGAAAAGGCCCCAGGTTTTTACTCCTGGAGCTTTTTATTTTATAACTAATATTTTATTTAACTATATGAAGCTTTGGATTTTCATCTTTAAACATTTTTAATATATCATATATATCCCAGCCGTTAAAATCAGATACTAAACTCATTATAGCTACTCCTGTATTGAAAATAAATGTATGTGTATCGCATTCCATTATAAAATCTTCTACTGTTTCATGATCCATAGGATTGTTTAATCCAATCTCTTTAGCAGCTTTAATGCAACTATAGTAATCCTTTGTTTCTAATTTATATCCGTCATACTCTTTATCTATCGGAAATAATCCGTAAACCTCATTTGGTGTTAACCCTTCTAGTAGATTTATTACTAAATTCGGTAATGAATAATTAAATGTAGTAATCTTTAATTTTTCCGCATCTAATTCATTTGAAAATAAGTCACAGTAAACCATAGCACTACTTAGCATCACATTTAAGTTTTTATATCTAACTTTTTTAGATAAATAATATAATTTTGCTAATGCTTTTAATTTACTATCTTTGTTATCATATGCATGATTTAATTTTCCTAAAAAGTCAAATACTTTGTTCCATTCATTTGTAAATCCAGTAGCTAATTTATAAACATTATCTATTTCGTTATATGTAAATGGAATGATGTCATCTTTATGTATATCTCTATCTGTTTTTATTTTTTCTATGAGATTAATTTCTCTTTTTTGCTCCAATTCTCCACCTGTAGCTCTATATTTCCATAGGTTTCCTAATAAAGTAGCATTATAAAATATATTTCCATATCCTTGCATAATTGATTCACTCCTTTTTATAAACAATCTTTTAAAAATTTAACTCCTTCTTTAAAACCTTTAGCAAAATATATTTCCAATTCAACACATTCCAGGCTTGTATATAAGTCCTCTAATTTTCTTAATTCACTTCTTAATTTTGGATGTATTTTTTCTAATTTACTTTCTAGTTCTTTTTGTAAAGCTTCTTTATTTCTTTGGTATTCGCTCCATTCTTCATTAGCTTTTAAAACTTCTAGTGCTTCATTATCAAAATCAAATTGTACTTTTCTTATTATATTCATTGTATTGTTCATTTTAGATTATCCCCCTTAATTATTCTCATTTAATTTTACATAGTATATTGCTATCTTGCCGTTTTTATCAAATACATTTATTGTTAATCCTGTGCCGTAGTTAGCTAATGCATTGTATATTTCATCTCCCATAGCTCTGTAATATTCTACGTATTGTTTATCATTTTTAATTTCTTCTACATCTAAATTTAGATGTACCTCTATATATAATTTGTCCTTTTCTTCATCGTAACTGACTTCGTTATGCACGTTTCTGTCATTCAAACTTGTTACTTGTTTATATATATAATTTAATGTATCATCTTTGTTTACATAATTTGAATTTACTGGATTTTTGTATTGGTCTCCGTTTATTTCCATTGTTGTAGTATTTACAGTACTTTGTTTATATGATTTATTTTTATATGTAAAGGCTCCACCTATTACTACTAACCCTATACTTACTCCCGCTAATATCTTAATTGCTTTATCTTTAGTCATTTTAATTCCCCCTTAAAATATTATTTTAATTTATATATACTAATCTTTTAAATTATTGCCCCTCTCTCACTCTCCAGGAGTAGCCTATACCCCTCTTATATAGAGAAGAGAAGAGGAAACAAGTCGAAAGAGTGGTATTTTACCCTTGTTATATGTTGTATTTTCTTTTATGTCGTAAACTGTCTGATAAGTTTTCCCTGTATGGATTATCTAGCTTTTCCCTAGCTTCTATATTGCTATCATTCTTAAATATTCCCTGTATAATCATGTCCTGGAAGCTTGGTTCTTTCATATCTTTTGTTCTTAGATAGTCGTATGTAGTGTTAAAGGCTTGTCTTTCTGATTCTGATATTAATTGTAGCACATATTGGATTAATTCTGCTTTCTCTTCTTCTTCTAAATCTAGATCTTCTACCAGTTCCTTGTAATATATCCAGTTCTCTATGAATTTATCACTTTTTTGGAATACGAATTCATGTTTGAAGCCTTCTAAATTTGCATCATTATCTATTAACTGTTCCCTTTGTCTAGCTATGTCAATTTCTCTCAATTTAAATACCTTATAGATTAGTTTTACAAGATAGTAAACAGCCATTCTAAGAAATACTATAGAATAATGTAAAGAAGCTCTTAAAATCGCACTCATGAGGTCATATAGTACATTGTATATCGTTCTGTTTTCATCTCCCATATTCAGCCCCCTTTTTACTTGATTTATTAGAAGCTATATACTATACTTAATTTAGGTTTGTGAGTTGTATAGTATATAACTCCAGGTACTGCCTTTCAGGTAGTGCCTTTTTATTTTGCAAGCATTTGTATTAATTCCCAAAATGTAAGTTTAGGATTAATTTCTGCTATTATATGTAATAATTCTATTGTCATTGTCATGTTATCACTTCCTTTACTTAGCTAACTTATCTGTAACCATTTTTTTATATCCAAAATAGGCCTTATTAAATTCGCTACTTGTTAAATCTTTTATATTTTTATTAAATTTCTTTTGTACTTGTCCGTCTATGATTTTCGCATCAAACCCTGCGTTTATTCCTACTGCATATAATTGTTTCACTTGTGATTCTGTAATTAAGTCTTGTTCCTCGATATGCTTGTTTGTACTGTCTGCATCTTTGCAGTCATCAATAAGGAGTAAAGCATTTAAGCAGTACTTTCTAGCATAGCTTGAAGTTGCTCCAGTAATCTGGCTTGCTTGCATACCTTTTATATTTTCCTGTTCTCTTGCAACTGCTTCCGTTTCTATAGTTTCGCCTGTTTCTACATCTATAAATTTTGCAACAACTCTTATATAATATCTGTCTCCAATAAGTTCTGTTTTATCTTGCATCATTATTGTTGCATTGTATTTTAAAAGTAGTGGTTTTACTGCATTTAATATATCCTCTTGGCTTCTGTAAGCATATCCACCAAATTTATTAAATTGATTTTTAGGACAATTTAACTCATTTTGTATTGCTAATAGTTTTTGGTATATATTTTTACTCATGGTTTATTCCCCCTTATATAGCTTGATTGTAACCGTTGTTGTCGGCTACTAAATCTAAATATGCTAGTTCTAATATTTCTTCTAATTCAGCTTCTTTATGTTTATAAACTGCATAAGCATCAGCTATAATAGCTTCCACTTCTTCTGTTGGTATGTCATGTCTTTTTGAGTTGTCTAGAAATACTTTGTAGTATGCTAAGTAATTTTCTTTATCTTGTTTATTTACCATTTCTCTAGTATTTTCATAAATTTCTTGTTTAGTTTTCATTTAATTAATCCCCCTTTTATACTTTTGTAGGTCCAATAGAAATATGAACGGTGAAATAGCTTCACTTGTATCTATCTTGGCGCAAACCCCTTCAATAGTTTTCATATCTACTTCTTTTAATTCTGCCAATTCTGTATCTCTAAACTCCCTTGTAAACTGTACAGATGTTTCTATAAACCCTAACTTATAATTTAAGTCCCCTTGTGGCTCTGTAGCCTGTTTCTTTTTGTTATTTGACTTATTACTTGGCTTAGGTTTTTCAGAAGCTTGTGAGCTATCCTGTTGACCTACAAGGTATTTGTTTATGTAGTAGATATTATTTCTTCCAGCCTTTCCCTCTCTTTTGGACCTTGTTATATATCCTTTTTCTTCTAAGCTATTAAGAACTTTGTTTAGTGTATCTTTGCTTATTCCAGTAGCTTCTAATATCTGTTCTCTTATTGGAAAGCTATAACCGTAATTAACATTGAAATTCCTGATAAGATATATTAATACTAGTTTTTCATAGCCTTTTATGTTATTGTCTTTCCAAATATCATTGTCTATTATTGTATAGCTCTCCATGTTGTCCTCCTCCTTTCAAGTATTTTTATTACTTTTATAGTTATTAATTAACTTTATATTTATATTATATAACTTTAATCGTTATTTGTAAATAACTTTTTACGTTATTTTTTATGTTTTATTTGAGTTTATACTCTGATATGTGATAAAATATAACTAAAGGAGGTATTAACATGATTAAATTTACACTTAAAGTACAATTAGCTATGAAAGAAATGTCACAAAAGGAATTAGCAGAAGCTACTGGAATAAGACCATCAACTATATCTGCTATATGCAATAATAAAATTAAACATTTACCAGTTGAAGCAATAGATAAAATATGTAATGAATTAGAATGTAACCCTGAAGATTTTATAAAGTATTTACCTAATAAAGACTTATAGAAATATAGGTCTTTTTTTATTGGGTTTTTAGATCTTATAACTAAGGGTACAAGTTATTTCCTTGTTGCCCTTTAAAGGTCCTTTACACAATTCGATTTGTATTAAATAAAAGAATAACCATTTGTGTGTCCAGTAATTATACCTAAACCCTTGAGAAGGTTTTAGCTTTTAAATGAAATGAAATAAGAAAGTTGTTTACTGACCTACTTTTGTAGGTAAGCTTTATATATATTTTTTATTTTTAGTTTTTGTATATAGTATTTGTAGTATCCCATTTTTAGGATATTGAATGTCTTTATTTTGGGATAATGAAATTCCTATTTTTAGGATATTGAATGACCTAAATTTAGGATATTCAATGTATCAATTTTAGGATATTTAACTTCTGAATGACCTATTTTTAGGATATTTAGCTATAAACCCAAATAGGCTTTTCTAAGAGGACTCGGCAAAATTGCTGACTCCAAAATAAGCTTCACTTTCTATAAACATTTTAGTCACAGCCGAATTTTCGGCTTTGATATTCAACTTGCAACTCAAGGGAGAATCTCCGTTGAGTTTTAGTCCAAAGATATAGTGTTCTAGTTTTAGGTGATATTTGTAAGTAAGGATTACTTACTCGCAAATTTTTAAGTTCTTCGCCTTCAACTTTGTAATAATGTTTACCTTCTATAAACTTGAGCTGTTACTCTTTTTTGAGTAATAGCGTTTACATAAAAATAGCCACTGGTAGATATCCAGCAGCTTAGTATGTGAGGCCCCAAAATAGGGCTACACAATGATTTCGTTATATAGATTCTCCATCTCGAAAGCTCCCTTTTAAAAGGTTAAAACCCAAATAGGCTTTTCTAATAGTTGGAGTTCTCCACCTTTTCGTCTTTAAAGACAGAAAGTACTGGAGGTTTAAATCTATCTATGCCGTTAAATTGATGTACTAGGGTGTCAAGAACTTTACGCCCTATATAACCTAAACTTGCCAACGTGTGGCTTTCGCCTACACCTTTTAACTGACAACCAAATGGGTGTTAGTCACGGCCGAATTTTCGGCTTTGATATTTCTGAAAACGGATTTTTCGGTTATCAACTCACCACGACATCGCGTTCAGTTAAAACTTTAGTTGCCATAAATCAGCCACCTTAATTTTTAGGTCGCTAACTTTTTCTAATATCTATTTAAAAGGAGTCGGCAATTTGCCTACTCCTACGATATATCAATCATTTTTTCTTTAATTCTTCCCTTAATTCATAGTAAAGTATTTTATGGACCATGCTTGGACTAATCTCTCTATCGCAAGCTACAATATGGACCCATGGATATTTAGCAGTTAAACTCATAATCATGCCAGATATAGCATTTTTATTTACTCTACTTAAATATCTACCTGTTATAAGCTTCTTATAATAATCTTTATCTTGTATTAACAAGTAAAATTTTAATCCTTCTTCTTTAGCTCTTAAGATCTCTCTAACAAATCTGTTATTACCGTTCTCATCTTTCCTATTATCTAATATATTTCCTATAAGTTCATCTATACAAGCCTTTCGTTCAACTGTCACTGGTGGCATATAACCGTCTTTATATATTATCCTGTAATCTCCAGTATCTATCTTTTCTCTCTTTGTTAATATACCTTTATGAGCTAAAACATTAGGAATTAATATATCCTGTTCTCTAGTGTCATATAATATGCAATATTCTTCCGTTCTTAGTGTCATTATCTACCCTCCATAGTATTTAATACATCTTGTAATTGCACGCCTCTATTTATTAAACTTTTTAATAATTTCCATTCTCTTGTATTATCAATATTAGGATTATATGGTTTATTTTTAAAATATTCATCTGCGTTGTTAATTCTTTGCTTTATGATATCTAATTCTTTTTCTATATCTTCTCTAGTCATAACAATCCTCCCCTCAACAAATATTCTTCTAATGGCTACTTTTCTGTTTCATAATTAATAATTAATGTTTCTAATAGATTTTTTCTTGTAATAATTTTTACATCCCTTGAGTTTATTTCGTCCAAGTAATCCTGGCATTTTAGTGCCTCTAAAATTAACATATTTATAAATTGTTCTTTTGTTAAATTTGGAATTACTATTACTTTATTCAAAATTAGCCTCCCTTAAAAATATCATTAAACCATTGAAAACACTTTATTTCAACATTCAAAAATGTTATAATATAACTATAGAGTTGAATTTATGTGTTTCCAAAAGTTTAATTTTCATGCTTACACCTTGCACTATTTGCTTGGTGTTTTTATTTTAAAATGGCATTTCATTATCATCTATTTCTATGAGTTTAATATAATCCAAATCTTTAAAATACATGTTTCCACAACTTTTAAACTTATCGTGTCCCAGTGATTTTAATTGTCGACCAAATTGAGTTGGATTCATTGGCTTTAATCTTTCAATCGTACAATATTCCTCATAATCTTTATATAGTGCAGAAGCTGATATTTTACTTCCTATAGATTTTATTAATTTATGTTTATAGAAAGCATAAGCAGTATCTGACTCCTCTTTGTATTCTTCCATTTTATTTAAAGCTTCTTGACTTTGAGTTATTTTCCAGTTATTTAATATCAACCTTTGTAGACCTTCATATGCCCAGTTAAATACTATATCCATTTCATTATTAATAATATCTTCTACTACTCCTGGAATAGCTACCTTGTCTGCTTTACCTTCTAATACATCTTTTTTACTCCCAAATCTATTATTAAAAGGAATAAGTATTGGTCTACGGTAAAAACCAAAACTTTTATCAGAAGTGATTGGCATTGTATTTAATCCATAAAACCATGACAAATTAAACTTAATTCTTACATAGTCCTTATGTTTTTTATTAACAGTTACTTCCTCTCCACATACACAACTTTTAAAAAGTCCTGATATTTTATATTCAAAGGCATCATCTCGAACTACATTCATTCTTTTGCCTTCCGCCATACTTAATATAAAATCATCACCAAAGGCCCCTAAACTAATACCACAAATAGATTTATCAGCATCTTTTAATAAAGCTTCTTGGATATCAAATAAACTTGATTTTCCATTAGAACCTAGTCCTATATAGATAAAACATTGTTGAACCTTTGAACTATTAGGACATAAGATAGTCCCCCAGGCTTCCTGTAATGTGCTTATTGTACTTTCGTCTAATAAATCATTTAAAAATCTTTTAAAGCGTGATTGATTAAATTTATCTTTATATTCCTGTCTATTCTTCATATAAGAACCATTAAATTTACAGTCTAATTTATACTTATGATTAAACTCTAATAGCTCATTATTAAGACTATCTATTATCCCATTTTCGCAAGCTATATATCTATTTTCATATGTAAAAGTATCGGTATATCTATCACCTAATCCCATTATAGTATCAGAAAATTTTTTTGCTTTTGCTGGATCTATATCTTCATCTATAACTATATTGTCATAATACATTTTTAATAAATCATTACTATCTTTATATTTATATATTCCCTCGTTCTTATCGTATATATAAAACATATTTCCCTTTACATAACAGT